GGTAGGGAAGCCAGCCCCGCGCGGACCACTGCGGATCGCCGGCAATGGCGGCGGCCTCGACGTGGGTCACGCCGTACGCCTCCAAGTCCGCGCACGCCCGGGCGACGAGCGCGCGGGCGAGGCCGCGGCCGCGATGCGTCGGGAGGAGGTAAAGCCAGTGTGCGGCCCCAAAGATACGCGGCTCGCCGATGGCGCGCTCCGACACTTCGCCGCCGAGAAACCCGACGAGCTCGCCCGTGTCGTCGTCGGTCGCGACGTACATCAAGAGCGTTGGATCCTGTTCCACGCGCCGGGCGGAGAGGAGCGTAAAGGCGTCCAAGTCAGTTGCGCCGTGGCTCGGATACGGCACGGGATAGGCCGCGGCGAGCTCGGCTTGGAGCGCCGCATAGAGCCGCCGGAGGCTCGGCACGTCGGGATAGAGGGCGGGGCGGATCATGGGGCGACCTCGCCCGGGTCGGCGAGCATCAAGAGCTCATCCAGCATCGCGAGCGCGCCGCGGTAGCGCTCGACGGCTTGCATGCTCGCGAGGAGCTCCGCGTGCACCGCGTCCCGCCGCGCGCGAATCGCCGCGCGGTCAAGCACGTCTGGCGTCGCGTGCTGACCGTTCATGCTGGGTGCGTCGTCGGTCATGCTGCGCTCGTCTCCATGGCCTCGAGGCGCGCCGCGAGCTCTTGCATCGCGCGAATGAGCACCGGAACGAGGACGCGATAATCCAGCGCCAGCCAGTGCTCGTCGGAGCCATCATCCTCGACCGCCAGCGGGACGTGCGCGTGCGCTTCCTGCGCGACGAGGCCGTAGTGGCGTCCCTGCGGAAAGCCAATTTGGCGCTTCGTCTGATCGTACTCGAACGTAATCGGGCGAAGCGCGAGCACGGCATCGAGGCCGGGCACGTCGGTTTGCACGTTGACCTTGACGCGCTCGTCGGAGGGAGGCGTAATATTGACGCTCCCGACTAGCGTTGAATCAACCCGACATTGCACGGTCGTAGTCCACCCGAATGCGATACTATTCCCGTAGCCATCCCCCGTCATATTGCCGACGTTCTGGCACTTGAGTCCGTTCGTCGTGCCGGTCAGACGGATGGGACTGGCGCCCGTTAGAATGCCGGTGAGAGTCAGAGCCCCCGTGTTGTCGAGCGTGACCAGCGACGCGAATGCCCCGCCCGCCGGCTGGCGTTGAATCAGCAGATTGTCACTATCCGTCCGCAGTTGCAGCAACCACGATGGTTTCGAAGCATCATCCTGCGCACCGCTTTGCCAGTTGTGATTGACACTGAGCCGGAGACTCCCCGTCGCGGCGAGCGTGTTCGCGGTTTGGAGACGCGCCTTGACTGTGCCCGCCCCGAACCACGGCCCGATGATGGCCGCCGGATCCCCGGGAATCGTCACCGTTTTCGTCGCATCGGTCGGCGCGAGCGTCGACCCCGATACCGTCCATTTAGACTTGGCCGTCGCGCTCACGGTCGGATTGGGGAGCGTGCCCGTCAAATCCCCGCCGAGCGTGCCATTCCAGGCGGCATACATGGTGTCATGGTCGGCGTCGGCCTCGCTCGCGAGAATATCCTTGAAGCCGAGCGCCACCTTGCCCTGGTAGGTGGTGGCGCCGCCTTCTTTGGTCGGGCGTACAAGTGCCATTTAGCCAATCTCCATTGCGATAAACCCGGTGGCGGCTTGCGGGGAGCTCACAATCGTCGCGGCCGTGCCGGCGAGCACTTGGTACGTATAGACGTGCGCCCCGGCCGCGACCCCGGTATCGATCCACTGAAGCCCGGGGAGCGCCACCGCATTCGGCGCCGGCGCGCAGAGAAACCACGAGGCCGCCGCAATCGACACGCCATCGCGGAGCCACCGCACGTTGCACGCCGCGGCGGAGGACAGGGCGGTGACGCTGGTCCCGGCATTCGCGAGCAAGAGCACCGGGCCGCCGCGCGTCGTGAGGCTCGGCATGGTGACATAGGTCGTCCACACGCCCGCCGTACTGAGCACAAACCCCGTCGGATTCGCCGCCGACACGAGCAGCCCGGTCGTCGCCGCGGGGTCCAGCTTCGCGCGCGTCACCGCCCCGTCGGCGAGCTCGAGGGTGCCAACGCTGCCATCGACAATCTGTGCGGCCCCGACCGAGTTGCTCCCCATGGCGGCGCCGCCGACGGCCCCGGGTCCAAGCTTCGCCGCCGTCACGGCGCCGTCGCGCAATTGCGGATTGGGATAGCTCCCCTGCAAGTCCCCGCCCGCCACCCCGCCAGCCGGGAAGGTCGCCGGCGTGCTCGTCACCTTGGCCCACGCGACACTGACGATCTTCGAATCCGTCACCGCGGCGTCGGCGAGCTTCGCCGTCGTCACGGCGAGGTCGGCCAGATGCGCCGTTTGCACGGCTTTGTCGGCGAGCTCGCGCGGGCCGACCGCATCGGCCGCCAGTTTCGCGCTCGTCACCGACCCGTCTTTGAGGTTCGCGGTATCGGTGCCGGTGTTCCAGGCGTTGTAAATGGTGTCGAAATCGGCGTCGATTTCGCCCGCAAGAATCTTCGTATACCCCGCCGCGACTTTGGCGACGTAGGTCGAAGTATTGCCTTGTTTGGGCGGCCGCGGAATCTGCGCCATTTACTGCGTCTCCCGGGCCGAGGGTTGCACGCGGAGCTCGAAGTCGCGGAGGTCGCACTCGACGGCGTCGACATGCGAGAGCGTCGCCGCAAACGCCCGCCCGCGCGGCTCGGGCACCGGGCACTCAAATTCCGAGAGCACCGTCCAGCGCATGGCAAACGTCGCCACGTCAAAGTCGCTCGTATCCCACGTATCGCCGGGCGGCGTCGGCACGCTCAACGTGCCCGCCGAGCCGTAGCCGTAGTCACTCGAAATCAAGATCCCGAGCGACGTGGTGTCCAGCACTTTCGCAATCACGCGGGCACGCTTGGCGAGTTTCGGCACGAGTGGCTGGGTGGCATCCAAGAGCGCCGTCGTGAGGCGCGACACAATCGGCACGCTCGTTTCCGCCGCCCACTGGTCGGCGTTCCACTGCGCGACGTTCCACTGCCCGCCCGAGCGGGGCCCGACGGGGTCGAGATATTGCTCCGGTTGATCGAGGATCACAAAAAACGCGCTCGAGCCATCTTGCGCCGCCCATGCCCGGTCATCTTCGGCGGGATTGTCGGTCGCCCGCGCGACGGCGGTATACGCCGGCATCGTATGCGGGCCCCACCACTGCGGCGGATCGGTCAAGCCGCGGCGGAGGTCGAGCCACCATTGTTCCGTCGGCTCGTCGCCGCCGGCGGGCACGAGCCCCAGCTTGTAAAAGCCGCGATGATAGAAGCCCCATGCGCGGGTGCGGAACGCCACGGGTTGCGCGCGCACGGCGGGCTCGATCGGCCAGCCGATATCCTTGGGCTCCGCTTGCTGCGGCGTCAGCAGATAGACGCTCCGCTTGCCGCAAAAGACGACGCCGATGGGCGTCGACGCAATCGTGCGGTCGCTCGGGCATCCGACCTCGCCCGACACTTGCACGAGCGTCGAGGAGGGGTCGTCGAGCGGGTCGCCGAAATAGAGCCATGTGCTCGTCGCCGTAAAGAGCCCGAGGGGACTCGTCGGGCTCCGATTGGTCGAGCTCAACGCGGCGACCGCAAAGCCCGTCACCGGGCCGCCCAAGTCCGGCGTCACGGCGGCGGCGGGGAAAAAAAGCGCCTGGTCATAGAGCGTTTGCTCGAGCCCGGGGACGAGCACGCTCGTCGCCCACGCCCGCCGCGCGTCAGAATCGAGCCCGCCGGCGCCCCAGAGCCGACCGCGATGCGCCACGAGGCGCGACCCGCGGCGCACGACGGTCGACGGCGTCGGCACGCCGACGGACTCCACCGCGGGAAAATCCCAGAGCGCAAACGTGCCGACCGCGCCGAGCCCGGCGGGGGTTTGATCGTGCGCCCCTTCAATCTCTTGATCGACGCCGGTCACAAACAAGTGATAGCGCTGGCTCCCGGTGAGCGCCGCGCTCGGTGCCGAAAACCCGATCCGCTCGCGGCCCGCGCTCCCGGTCGTCACGGTGCGGACGGCGCCGATTTTGACCCACTGACTCGACGTGTGATCGTAGACGGCCCACCGATAGCTGTAGGTCCCCGCGAGCACGCGCGCGGTCGTATCGGCGGTGAGCGTGGCCGTCTGCCCGCTATCGTCCAGGGCCGCGAGCGGCACGAGGTCAGTCGCGCTCCCGCCGAGCGGAATCTCTTTGATCGGGTCGACGTCGTTGCCGATGTAGAGCGTGTCCCCGACGACGGCGGCGCCGTAATGGATATCCCCCGCGCCACCGCCACCGCTCCGCACCGCGCGCGCGTCGCGCGCCAAGGGAAACGCGCCCCCCGCGACGAGCGTAAACCCGCCGTCATTCTGCGAGACGTACACTTGATCTTGCGTCACCGCGTAGAGGTAGCGGTCGCCCGTCGTCGCCGTCTGATAGACGAGCGGATCGACGCGGCCGGGTTGCGGAAGGCGTTGCCACGAGAGACTCCCGCGGCGCTTGCTCAAGACATACGTCAAGTCGGGGACCCAATTCTCGGCCCGCGTCAAGAAGCCAGGCGGCACAAACGCCGGGTCCATGGCGAGCATGGTGCCCTGGAAGCGCCGGACGGGGATGGGCGTTTCGCGGTCGGGAGCGCCCGGCATCTAGTCGCCTCGGAAGGGCCGGCCGAACACGGCCGGGTCCAGGGGAATGTCGGCGCGTTGCGAGCGCAGCGGCGCCGCGCCGCGGCGGATCATGCTCAACAGATTGTCGCGGGCCGCGCCCTCGGCCTGCGCGCGAGCGTCGCGCTCGTGCTCGAGCGCAAAGACGTAGACCGCCTGCACGAGGTAGTTGTGATAGGGAAACACGGGAATGTCGGCGGGCTCGTCGGCGGGCACCGGCTCGGGCGGCAAGCGCTTGTAGCGGAGCACCACGTCGATCCGCCGGCCCGTCGGGTCGGGCGCAACCTGCGCGGTCGTATCGCTCCGCGAGACGGCCCAATAGATCGGTACGCCCCCCGAGGTCGACCCGGGGGCGGGCGCGACGGCGGCGAGCTCCTCGGGCGAGAGTTCGAGCGCGAAGCAATTCGCTTGCGGGCTCCCGTCAATCGCCACGATTTGAAACGCGTGGTCATCGGCGGCGGTGACGAAGTCGGCGGGGAGGTCGACGGTCGCGCCCGTGACCGTGAGCGGGGCCGACACGTAGAGAAACGGCCAATCGGCAAGCGTGTAGAGCTCGAACAAGTGTTGCGCGAGGAAATCCGCGGCGTCGGCGTCAAGCGCGCGGTTGCCCGCGCGATTCAACGCGAGGTCACGGATTTTCTGCCGCGTGTACCGCCCCGGCGGGATCGTCGGCACGGGCGTCGTCCTCCTCGCTCGGGGGTGGGTCGGGCACGCCGAGCTCTCGGCG